ATCTTGGCGATAAGGATATTAACTTTGTTGCTGAAAACTACATTAAACCTTTTAAGAATAATGGTAATGCAGCAGAAAATATAGATTACCAAAATCAACACTTTAATTGGAAATAAGGAGAGAGATATGTCAAGCAAAACAATTACAGTTGGGTTAAAGAAAAAAACAATTTTATCAGCATATAATCATGTAATGCTTTTAAATAAATTGGATTTTCAACAACACCAAAAAGGTGAACCTATTTATGAATTAGTTATGGAAATTAAAAGAAGCATTAAAAAGAAAAAACCAAATACTTTAAAATTAATTGCTAAAAAAATTAAAAGTTTTTTTATATGCTTGAAGCTATTATAATTATAGAGTTGGTGGCATTAACTTATTATTTAATTAATAATTAGTTACCACCAATACTTTTTAATATTTTCTGAATTGTAATCTACAATTTTCCATAAGCCTTTATGTTTTCTATTAAAGCTTCTATCGGCAAAACTGATGGCATCTTCTTCTTTTGAAAAAATCTCATTAGTATAATGCCTGTATTTATCTTCTTTATGTTTTTTAAAAATTATAAAGTACACAATAAAAAAGGGGCAACCCTAGTTAAAAGCTGCCCCTAACACACAACAAATAAAAGATAAGTGTTTACAAAGCACTTATCAGTTGTTTTCACTTATTATGATAATCATTTTAATTTAACCCTGTAACCATAGTGGGAGCTAAAGTTTTTTCAGAGTTATTATCAGGTAGATTATCTTGACCTAATAATTCATTTGCACCACTTGTAAAAAATTCAAGTGGCTTTCCAAAGAAGTTACTAATTTGCATTAACCTAATTGTTGATGTTCCATTAGTTCCTTTTTCGTACTTTTGTATCTGTTGAAAGGAAACTTTTAAAGCTTTGGCTAATTCAGTTTGAGTACAATATTTTTTCTTACCAAAAGTTTCAAGTGAACCATTATTAATAAAAACAATTCTACTTAACCTTGCCTCTTTTATTTTTTCACCAATAGCTTTATTAAGCTTCTTATCAGCAGCAGTCATGTTGTTTGATTTATATTTTCTTTTACTCACTACTCTCTCCTTTTAATTTGAGCATACTATCCCTAGTCAGTTTATTTCAACTTCTAGTATCTAAACTAAAAAACCTAATTATGATCCCATAAATGGTCTTTTTTGTTCTTCTTCCAAAATTTTAGTACCAAGTTCAGCAATATTATTTTTCTTTTTTTCTACAAAGACTTTAAACTTTTGCATCTTTCTAGCTTCCTCCTCCTGTTGCTTCTTTAGTTCCTGTATCTTTTTCGGATCGGACACTTTGCTCCTTTAGTTTATTTTTAATCCTAGACATTTCATGCTTGAGGTCTAAGACTTTTACTGAAGCCTTATCACTAGGCTTATTTGATAAGTGTGCTTCTTTTGCACTATCAAATTCTTCATCTATTCTTACACTTGCTTCATAGAAACTTTCTTTAATCACCTTGCTCACTTTCTAAATTCCATAGTTGAATAGCTTTTATTAACTTTCAACATTGGAATTTTTTCTAATTGTTTATCTGTTAATTCTATATTTCTATGTGCTTGTTTATTTTTGTTTATTAAATTTAATTTATATAATTCTGCTATGATTGCTCCAGCTCTGGCTCTGCTGAATCTAAATTTTGAACCCACCTCTTTATAGGTCGGTGCATAATCGTTATGATGTATGAAGTATTTTATAAATTTTAATACATCTAATTTAATTTGGCTTAAATATATATGTCCATTTTTCATGTCTTATCCTTGAATAAATTTGTAATATTTGTTGATGGTGGTGGAGTGTTGGTAACTTTTGCACCTGTAATTTTTAATTTTTCTAAATTGACTAATAGTTTTTCACAATACTTAATAGCTTTTTGAACATCCATCATAGCTTTCTCAATTGTTATTCCTCCCTTTGAACCAAACCTCATTAAATGTTTCAGACCAGAACCTCTTAAATAACCAATAGATTCTTCTTCTGAAAGTTGGGATATAATTGCATCCCAACTCTCAATCGGCTTATCTTTATAATGTGATGGATTATCAGACTCTGCCATTATTCCTTTTTTTCCATAAAGTCTGAAATCTTTAGACTAATATCTGGTTGGGTATCTTTTGTTTTTTCAACATTAAGCCAAGCAGCAACTTTCTTTTTGTTACCACCAACTGTTAGATTTCCCTCATACTGAGGATATTTTTTTCCAGCAACATCAGAATCTTTAGGTTGTCTTTTCCATAAAGCTCCAGAGTTGTCATAATTATCTGCCATTCGTACTCCTATTTTGTATTTGTGATTTTAGTTTGTTGTATGCTGTATCAACTCTTAACTGTTCAATAACATCTGAAGCTATTAACATTAGGTCGGATTTGTACTCCTCCCTTATTGGAGTTAAATTTTTTTCAAAATATAATTGTGATTTAGAATGCTGGGCAACAGATGTCATTTGCCCAATCCAATCATCAGCTAATTGTTTTGTACTCTTTGAATTTGTTTTTGGCTTGGCAATTGGTTTAGCTTTTGGAAATGGTGCAGCATCCTGACCATCATCATTATCTAAAGCAGTTCTTAAATTTAAAGCATTTAGGAAAGCATATTTCCTAGCATAACTCATGGCATTACCAGTACCAAATTTATCTAATTTACCTAAAGCTGAACAACCTACTATTTCAATAAATTGTTTAGGATCTTCAGCATCATAAATTTTCATATTACATTTAATAAAAATATAATTATCCTTTAGTTCATTTTCATATTCACAAACTGGATATAGTTTATTAGCCTTTAAAGCTTTCATAGCTACAGCTTGAACTTCATCATGCTGTAAAGGATTAAAGTGCATTCCTGGTACTCTTTCACCTTTAATTACTGGTGCTGCATCAGCACTAGCTTTACTTAATTTACTCAACACATTACTCATAATACTCCAACCTCTCTCATAGTTTTTAAAGGACTGTTTAAATCCTCTTTCAGTTTTTTTATTTCTGAATGTAATTTACCATTTGTTTGTTTGTGTGATTCTTCTAATTCTTTTAAATTATTAATTTCTTTATTCTGTCTTTCAATCTCATCTTCTTGTTTTAAAATTAAAGTATTTTTATCTACTAATTTTTTTATTAATTCTTTTTTATCTAAGCTTTCATAATGATTAATTAATTGTTTAAAGTTCATAATAACTCCTAAATCTTTTAACAATATCTGGATCAATACCTTTCCACCAAAACCCATCTTTTCTAATTTCACTAAAGTCAGGTTTGCACAAGAGAGCTAAAGTTTTAATATCTCCATTGGCTAGTTCTAATTTCTTTTCCCAACACTTTTGATATAGAACCAACTCCTCATAATAATAATCTAAATTCTCAGGTCTAAGTTCCACACAGTTTTCAGGTGTAAATAAAATTCTATCGCTATCACTAGCATAAGTTAGAAATGGCTTATGTTTTGGCAGCAGTTTTGAATATAGAGCTATTTGTAAGCAATCAGAATGGTATGGAACTTTAGGACATTTCTTTTTTGAATAGCTATAGCCTGATTTAGTTTTACTCAATGTACCAAACACATTTTTAATATCCCCAAAATTCGTACTGCCAACTAAATCTACATAAGCTAAAAAGTATGTACTTATACCTTTTGCCCAATGAGTGTACTCTAATTCAGCTTTCCAATCTTGTTTAGATATTTCATCAATATTATCTAAATGGTTTTGAACTAAAGGCTCTAAATTTTCTATAATATAATTAAATTTAATTTTATCTTTTTCATCTACAGGCTCATAGTTTGTTATCTTTTTTTGTATTAATTTAACTGCATCTTTAAATGTTTTATTTTTACATTTAATAGATTGAATAACTTCATGTGCAATAGTTCCACCGGTAAATGAACAGTTAGCTGGTAGGTTAGCTTTTTCTTTGGGGGTAAGGACTATGTAATTTCTGAATCTGATGTCGTCAGGTATGGTGTTTTGGCTTTTACTTGTATGTTGTAAGCCGAATTTCTTATAGCAATCGCCTAAAATTTTAGGTTGATTCGTCATATAAGACTTTTATAACTATATTATAAGGTAATGCAATAGTATTATAATCTTTTTGTAATATAAAAAAATTGAAAATGTATTTTAGTTGAAAGTATATTTCTTATAATTTATAACAGAGAGGTTTTATGATTCTAAAGGAGATAAAATATAGAAATTTTAAAGCTAGAATAGTTAAATTAACTAGGAAACAAGCCAAAAATGGAGGTATGTATGGTTGTTATTTTCCAGATACTCAAACTATCGCCATACAAGAAAAGCTACCCAAGATTACTTTGCTAGACACAATGCTCCATGAGATCGGTCATTTTATTGCTGACAAGTCAAAGATTCGTTTAGCTAATTTAGGTGAAGAAGGAATCACTACTTTCGTTGGTTCAGAATTTGCAAAAGTATTTATGCAAAATCCTAAATTATTAACTTTTATAAAAAGGTGTACTGCCAAGTGAAAGTTTTTTTTTTAGTTTTGCTTATAGTTAAAAGTCCTACTGGATATTATTATTTAAAAGTACCATTCGGTTATTCCTTAATTCCAATTACTTGTGAAGAAGCTTTTAATAAAAATGTAAATGTAATTAAAAATCCTAATTACGAAACAGGTAATGGACAGAACTGGGTAATTTTAAAATATAAAGATTTAGTAGTTGGTGGACACTTCTGCATTGATGAGCATGGCAATTATTACAATGGCTATGAAGAAAAATTAAATTGGGAGTTAGGACATTGAACGAAATAGAATTAGATTTATACGATTTGTTTGCAGCATCCCAAACAGGATTAACTAGGGTATTTGAATCATTAAGATTAAAACAAGATTGGGGGCATAACTATAAAGGTAGTGTTAATGACCAAATTGCAAAATCTATTAGTGGAGCTTGTGCAGAACTTGCAGTTTGTAGATATTTAGAAACTGAGTTTAACTTTCATGTTAATCAAGGTTCAAAGCCAGATATAATTTTCCATGATGTTCATTTACAAGTTAGATCACAATTACCTAAAAGAATTAATAGTTTAATAATTAGAAAAGGTAGTAAAGCTGGTGAAATATATATCCTGGTTATTGATAAGAGTCCTATTTATGAAATTCATGGCTTTGTTAATAGCAGTTATGTATTAGGCACAGATAAATTTCTTACAGACTTTGGTATTACTGACAGACCTAAAGTTCATTCAGTACCAACAGATAAACTTACACCAATAAAATTTTTGAAAGATGGAGCATGGAATTAAGTGTACTTGATTTATTTAGTGGCATTGGTGGTTTTAGTGTTGGCTTGGAAGCTACCGGTAAATTTAAAACAATTGCATTTTGTGAAAAAGATAAATTTTGTCAAAAGGTATTACAGAAACATTGGCAAGGAACAAAAATATATGAGGACATAAGAGATA